CCATAATATCTGCCACATTATTATCCAATCTCTGAGTAGAAAGATAATCTAAAAAATATAATGGACTAGCACCACACGTAATAATATCATTGACACACATCGCCACTAGGTCTTCACCAATGGTTGTAAAGTCATTTGAGATTGTGCATATGTTAAGTTTAGTCCCAACACCGTCAGCACCAGATACTAAGACAGGTTCCTCGTATCCTACAGGAACATTAAACATGCCACCAAATCCACCAATTTTAGGAACTTTATTTTTAAGTTCTTCCACAAACTTCTTACCAGCATCTATATCGACACCAGCAGTTTTGTAATCTAATACAATATTTTCTTTCTTAAAATCAAGTGGGTCATCCCATGCCATAGTTATAAAGGAGGGTATTCTGATACTAAGTCTACAACATCTTCACCCTTTTGTCCACTCTCAAACTCTTTCATTAATCTTTGTACTTGTTTCCTATCAAGTCCAGCAAGTTGCTCACAATTATCTAAACATTTATAGATACATTCTCTATCAGAGATTGGTGCAGAGATCTCCCACCCCTGATCATCATAATACTTCTTACCCTTAGTGACTTGTGCCTCTACATGAGAAAGGTCTTGTGTTTCAGATGGATTTGTATAATTATGCATATGCTTGAGCAGCTAACCATGTGGATAGTCCTAAAGACGTACCCATTATAGTTAGTCTACTCATCCACCACATAATTTCGTGCTTATGTTTTGCCATAATTAATGTCCCATTGGAATACCTGATGCCATAAGACGAGAAATGTTATCCACTTCTTCAGTACAACAGTAATCAATAAAATGAGGATGCTCCTGTAATGCAGGGACATCCTCTTTACTGTTTTGTATTGCTTCATATGAATCTGATGCGTATTCACAGATTTCATAATGATGTAATTGTGTGTCGTGATAACCGACTGTGTAATGCTTTTTCTTAGTCAGGGGCATGATCTTTTCAATCCCATACTACATATATTTATAGCACATAGTAGTAATTATTACCTATTTGTGTGTGGACTCACTGACTCTGTTAGAGAACCTGAATAACTCCATAGCAATCAGGAATCTCACTCATAACTTTCTTTTCTATACCTTGCTTCAATGTCATAGCACTCATAGCACATGTAGAACATGCACCACCTAACCTAACCTTAACAAAGTTTGTTTCCTCTTCTATCTCTACAAACTCTAACCACCCTCCATCTGCCTCGATGTAAGGTATAAGGTCTTCGAGAACCTTCATTACATTATCTTCAGTTAATTCCATATGTGTTGCTAACCTATATTGTCTCAGTAAATATTCGTACTGATCCGTCAAAGGAAAATTGCTCCTATAACAAATCCTTTAGCAAAAGCAAGACAAAGCATTTGATAATCAGTTAAGTTAAACTTATCCTGTATTTTCTTTGCCATTTTCTTATCCCATTCTTTCACATGGTATAAAGCATGTGCAACAGGATTCATTTTCTCGTGATCGTCGCAAGACATAGTTTACCTCCTTATTTTTTGCATTTATACTTAGCAAAAGCAGCAGCAAGTATTAATACAAGTGCTGCTATACCAATCCCCGTTCCAACGCCAATACCTTGTGGTTCTGGTTCGACAATTTCTTTAAGGGCAGGTACTTCCTCAATCATTTTTGTTGCTTCCTTTGGTAGTGGAAGATCTTTAATAATACTTTCCATGTTTAAAGTTTGTAAGGTTCTTTTTTATCGTCAACAGTACTTATTTTAATAGGTGCTTGTTCAATTCTAATTGTTTGAGTAGGACCAGTCTGTGATGCTTTTTCAATTAGCAACTCAAGATCTTTCTTGCTAATGCCACCACCACCATTACCACCATTGCCATTACCATTACCATTCATCTTCATAGTGCCATCACCCTTCTTAGATGCGGTTTGAATTCCGAAGCTAGCTAAAACTCCTGTAAAAACCGAAGCGATAAATGTTGGATCTATTTTCTGTTGTGGTACACCTGGTATGGCAACATAGTTCAAAGTCAAAATTCCACCCGACCAGGCAAGAACAGTAATACGGACAGCAGTCGAGATGATTGCTGCTTGTTCTTCAGCATCTGGAAGAATAGCATCCTTTAGTTTACCTAATGGACCTTTCTTCTTTTCTTCTTCAACTACCACTACTTCTTCTTCTTTTTTTTCTTCAGGCATAGGAATGACAGTAACTCATTCTATTTAGAAAGTTGGAACTCCAAGTCCACCAGATGGGGGAACAGGTGCAGTTGCTTGTGGTACAGATGGTGCAAGATCATTACTACCTAAAGGAAGTGAACCTTCACCCACTCCACCAAGTCCACCCATAGATCCCATAACAGATTCCATAACTTTAGATTTAACTCCATCAATGATGGATGCGCGATTGACGTATACGTATAACCCACTACCAACAACGGCAACAGATACAGCAGTAGACGCAAGAGCAAGTACATTAATTATTTTTTGCATGATAATTATTCAAGTGATTTATTTATAAAGGACTGCTTGTAAGCTTTATAATAATCAACAACACCAGCACTTATAAGATACTTACCTACCCACTCATCAGCACATTCATAAATTGCTTTATTATTATTTTCATGACCATACTTTTTAAGAAGTATTGCCAATACTTCTTTTCTCAATTTCATCTTAGCATCTGAATACTTTTGTTCAGTCATTCATTTTTTGTTCTAATTTTTCTTGCTTGATACGCCATTTAACTTGTTTAGCATATCTAACATCCTCTTCACTATACCACTCTGGATGTTCTTTTGCAAGCTTAATAAGTTTCTTTGCTGCCTTTTTGTCCTTCATTAATTACTCTAGGTTTTCTTCTTGCTCCGTAAGTATTACACAATCAGATTCTGGAGTAGCAACACATAGAAGAGACCATCCCTCTTCTAATTGATCTTCATCTAGGAAAGATTGTTCATCATTGTTAACTGAACCTTCTAACACTTTACCTAAACATGCTGAACAGGCACCTGCTCTACATGATGATGGAAGATCCAAACCTTCTTCTTCTGCTGCTTCTAGGATGTAAGTATCATCTGCACAGTCAAATGTAGTTTCTGTGCCGTCTGGGGATTGAAGTGTGATAGTATACGATGCCATGTAAATTATGCGACAACCGTATTATATATTACTATCTCTAGATTAAACCAAGAGATCCTGCTGTAATACCCACACAAACAAAAAATCCAAATTCTAACAACCCATGTGCAGATTGGGGTGTATTAATCAGGATATTATTGAAGAAAGATAGATCCGACATTTGTATATGCTACGAGGGTTACAACCCCGACGAAAAGTGCTATTGGCATACTAGGTAAAAATACTCTCTGTATTATATAGGTATTTCTACCTTGTTGTCAAGAGAATAGTGACACCTAGTACACCGACCATTGCTAAACGTCCGTTCCAACGTTCAGCGAATCTCCAATATGGGTGAGACCAATCAATCATGCTCCAGAAGGTGCGTAAACAGGTTGTGTTATTCTAACACCCTTTCCACCATCTGTATCATCATCGTCATCATTGTTGATAGCACGAAGAATAAGTTCAATCAATACTAAACAACCTATGGGGTAAAAACACCATAGGATTGCTGCTAGTGGAGATATACTGTCTGTTGCGGCTATAAAGTCGCCCATATGTTTTGATTCGGTAATAAGTTACGAGTAATTATTTAGTTTTGTAAAGGTTTAGGTAATTATACTAAACCAGGAATGAGTTGCCCAGTGAAACTGTAGCTAGCAAAGGCTGCAACGCAACCAACGATAGCAGCAATACCATTCCACTTTTCAGCGATGGAGAAATCGACTTGTTGATCTGTAGTTTTTGCATTGTTTTTAGACATTAGAAGATACCTGGAATAAGATGACCTGTTGTTGCATAGGATAGTCCAAAGACCCATATCCCTAGCATTGCTGCACGTCCTTGTGCTCTGAGAAAGATGTTTTCGTTTTTCATTAGAAGATACCTGGAATGATTTGACCTGTGGTGACATAAGCACCCATTGCTGCGACAAAGCCAATCATGGCCATCCAACCGTTAAACTTTTCTGCTTCTGGTGTCATTAGTTTGCTCCTTTCGTTTGATTTGTAATAGGATTAGAAAGTTCCCTCCACTATAGTTGAGGGGGTGTAAGAGACCTTATTCTCTAAAATATGCCTGGAATAATCCAGCCAGTGAATCCGTAATTAACTACGGCTGCAAAGAAACCAATCATCGCAAGGCGACCATTAAGTTGTTCTGCATTTTCCCAGTAATTAACGTTTACTACTTCTATCTGAGGTTCATGTGCAAACATGTTCTGCTTGCCATACTCAGTAGTAGTATAACGCTTCATACTATCTGTTGAAGTTGTCATTCGTTTATTAAGAAACGTAACATAATTATATATAAAAGATTAATTTTTGTCAAATAACTTTACATTCGGATCTCCGAACAGTAAAAAGGAGGTCTTATGACCCCCATAATGTTAACTTATATTAATAATCATCATCATTGTATCCTGTGTTACTTTCTACCCATTCAGCGTTATTTCTACAGTATGCATCAGCATCTATCTCCATACGCCAATGAGTAAGAGTATGAAGTGTTTGTATCATTACTACCATAAACATGAGCATCACTGGACCTATCCAAAGTGGATGCATTACTATGTCTTCTGTCTTTTTCATTGACCTCATTAGTGTGGTAGGTTCCTATCGCCTCCAATCCTGAACCTACCGAAGGGGATTGCAGCAGTCAAAGGTAGCGATGCCTTGTGACTCAAATATTATAACATAAAAAAAGACCCTCCGCAAGGAGGGTCTTGATGGTATTCAGGCTCTCTTGGATCATCTTTAGGATCCCAGTAGAAGAATTTCATCTGGGATAATCGACAATGTTTAAGAGGCTTGATTTTCATTTAGAATACGAACTTAGCACCTAGCTTAGCACCCCAGTTAACGATATCGTCACCTGAAGAATCTTCGTCAGTAGCACCTGAAAGCTCACCATAGACTCCAAGAGACTCAGTAGCAGCTACATTAACTCCAACTTTACCAGAGAGTTCGCCTTCAGAACCATCAGTTCCATCTACTGCAGTGAAAGTAGGACCACCTTGTACGTAGAAGTCAGCAGTTTCGCTGATAGAACCTTCGTAACCGATGTGAAGATCAGTTGTAGCACCTGAATAGTCTCCATCAGGATATGTGATATTGCTCTCAACATTCACGTAAGGACCAGCAAAAGCTGCACCAGCGAGAAGGAATGGAGATGCTGCAACAGCAGCGATTGTTGATTTGATAGACATGTTTTTTTATTAGTATCTCGCACGGGCATAAAAATAACCCTGCGGATGATAGCATCCCCGACATGGGATACTGTTTACATTCGCAAAGGGTTACGATTCTTTCGAGTCCTTTACTGAAC